CCCTCTGGGGCATTGTCTAAAATATCTTGATCAGTCATTTAACTTTCTCCTTTATTAAAAAACCAGTATACCGCGAATAGGGTATACTGTCTAGTCTTTTATGCAGTTTTACGTGATTTAACTTTTTCGCGGTCTTTATTCACTAGCTGCCATGTTGCACCACCCACACCAAATGGTAGTTCTTTATGCTTTTCCATCAACAACTTAAGCAGGTCTTTTTCTATCAATGCATCGTCTAAGGCGGTATGGCTCTCAGAGAAATTAAGGTTTCCGGTCATAAACTTGTAAGCTACTTCGGCATTAGTTCGCAAGTTGCCCACTGGCGAAACCCAACCCTGAGCCACTGCTAGCTCTTCGAAAGCTTCACTTTGCAATTCTGTATTACAGGCAAACTTCCACAAACATAGCTCTTTAGTACCTACAGGGAACATTGAAAAACCATTGTATTTTTTATTGGTTGCTGCTATAACGCGACGGTCAAAAGCTAGGTTATAAGCTGACACAACACTTACCCGATGTTTAGCACAAAGGGCAGACACTTCGACGCAAATAGTTCTCCAAGATTTTTTAGTCATTCTACCACAACGCAAATTCGGCTCATAAAAAGAATCAACTTTATTAAAGTAAAATGCTTTCTCCATTAGCTTTACGCTATTGTACACCTCTTCTACTATGGCATCATAGCGAGCAATTTCTTTGCCCTTAGAATTGATAATGACCATCCCAAAATCGAAAACCTCGCCCCATAGTGTGGCGGTCTCAGTGTCTATAATTGCCACGGCTTCGCCACGTGTGCGGGCTTTAAAACTTGGCTGAATTATATCTGATACTAGTGTCAACATATTTTTTACTCTTTAGTTATTTAGTGGGATTATTATATCAAACTGGTTTCTGGTGTCAAGCATTCATTTCATATTCTATGAAATTATCCATGAAATTATCGGCGTCTTCTACGGTATCAAAAACACCGCAATTTACGTCTGTATCTTCATCATAAACGTAAACCAAACCGCCCTGCGCAAATTTATATAAAAACATCTTTTCTCTCCTAGCTATTCAATACAAGTATTATATCGCGTTAGTGTATCATTGTCTAATACCGTTTAGTTATATGCTTAGACCAAAATAATCCTGGACACCTGGCCGCTGCGCGCGCCCCCCTAAGCGTTGTCAAGCGAATTTTTTGCTGCTTTTCTCTCACATTTCCAAAATTCTCGCTTGAGAAATTTATTAAAATGTCGATTCCAGTTTTTCGGTTTTGTCAAGTTACCGCTTTTCACACCAGCCATTAGACTATGTCGTCATCTAAGTCTGGGGCATCGTCGCCAAGGTATTCCGCGGCTGCGTAGTCGTCGCCACCAGCTTCGCGGTCGTTGTCAAAATAATCATTCCAGTCTAAATCGTGCATAAAAATCTCCGTTGGGAAAAAAGTGTGCCACCCTCGCAGGTGGCATGGTTATTGCCTAGGCTTTGTCAGCTAGTGCAATCAAGGCATCGGTCAGAGCTTGCAAATCTGCTTTGCTTGCCTTCTCAAAAGAAGATAAACGACCGTCAGGAATACTAAGCAAAGTTTCAACGGCAGACACAAAATCTGATTTGCGTTGCACGTTGCCTTCAGTAGCAGGCTTAGGCGAAGCCGCAACAGTTTGATAACGCTTCATTGCAACAACTTTGCCGCGAAGCATTGGGACAGTTTTGCCCTTGAAATCGTCAGTTAAAACAAGTGCTTTGATGTCAGCGTTAGAAATCAAACCAGAATCGGTGTTCTCTGCAAAAGCTTCAAGAGTTGCGATTTGTGCGGTAGTGAAAGTAGAAGTAGATTTAGCCATGTAGAATATCCTCTTTGTTGGCAGTTGGGAATAATTTCCCGTTTTTCAGTTTAAGTATTATATCAAGTATCGGCGGTAAAGTCTAGTCTTTTTTTAGTTTTATTTTAGAAATAAACTTTTTTCTAAAACTTCCCGATCCAACCCAAGTATTATATCAAGTTAAAGAGAGAATGTCTAGCTTTTTCTCACTTATTTTCAGAAATAAATTCTTTCTAAAAACTCCCTCTCCCTACTCAACACAAGTATTATCTCAAATTTAAGCGTTGTTGTAAACAACTATTTCACTGGTCAGACCAGTTGTCCCGTGTTTCAGGACACGGGACATAGCAGGATTATAATCCTGGATTTGTCAAATAACTTTTAGATATAAGGTAGACCAAAAAGTTATTTGACAAAGCGCGCCGCGCGCACCTCCTTGCGTTTTTGTCAAGCTTTATTTTGCTTAGACCTCTACAGTCTAAGCATACGATAAAAAGTATATACAAACTTCTTTGTTGTTTTATTCTCTTTTTTACAATACTTTTCGGCTTCTTCTATTGTTTCCAAGTAACCAATCTGGTCTACTATCTTAGATTTTTTGTGGCTCATTTCAATAACACACACGCTTGTTTTCATAACCCTAATGCCCCACAAATGGCACGTTAATTGCTTTCATGCCTATAGCTTTGGCTGCTTTGCAATTGTCTAAATTATCATCAATCAACATCATGTTTTTAAGTTGGAAATGTGAAAAACGGCTGATTAAGTTTGTGGTTTTTAGTTTGTGGTCACGTCTAGAATCGTGATCACCACAACGAGCCATTACAGACTTTGGAGCAATTTTTTTGGCATCAATCCAGCTTGCTGTATTATCACACATAATACGAGCGGTGCAAATATGGAACTCAATACCTAAACGAGTTAGAGCTTGCAAAACTTTAATCATAGGCAATTCTGCATCTTTTTTGACGTGTTCAGCCGTTGACATTTCGCGGTATTTATCAAGGTTCAAAGAGCCGTCAGCGTTGCAAATTTGACGATGTGAGGCATCAGCAAAAACGCCGTCCATGTCGAAGACTGGCACGACTTTTGAAGCGATAATACCAGATAGTAAAGCTGTAGCATTTGAAGTTGTATTTTGTAATGTAAACATATTTTATTTCTCTTTAGTAATTCAGTGTAAGTATTATATCAAACGGTGTTTTATTTGTCAAGCTTTTATTTAGAATAAATGCTATTAATTTCGGTTGGTGTCTCTTTTCTTCCTAGCTATTCAATACAAGTATTATACCGCGCCACACTAACAAAGTATACTAATGCTTTGTTATAAGGTATACCAAAAAGTTATTTGACCAGGCGGCCTGGCCGCGCGCAGCAAAACTGCCCCTGTCAAGCGGATTATACACTAATCGCAAGAATTAACACAAATAAATTTAATGTAGTATTCAACACGCCACTAATCACAAATATGCTAGGTCGTTTTTTCAGTATAGCATCTATCAGATAAAAAGACAACCCCAATTGAAGTAAAATAATATATCCAATCGGTGCGGTTTTGCCGTGAACAATAGCCCCATAAATATTCGGTGCATTGGCTGCTAATAAACAAATCATCCCACAAAGGAAGTAGATATTTTCGGCTAGGTAACTTTTTGCTTTTTCCATTTTTCTTTACTCTTTAGTTATTCAGTACAAGTATTATATCAAATTATTGGGCTAGTGTCTAGCCCGTTTTGTTCTAAGCTTATGCTTTTTTCTCTTGCACTAACCGCCAAGGGTGGGCAATCAATCCATAATTAATTTTTTGTTTAGTTGAAAATACTTTCTTCATTATTTTGGTTTCAATCAGTGCATCATCTAACGCAGTATGTGACTCGTCAAACTCCCACTCACCCATGCCATAGCGGTACGATACCTGTGCATTAGTTCGCAAGTTACCAGCAGGGGATACCCATTTCAATTCCTTTGCCAGCTTTTTAAAATTCTTTTGCTGTAACAATGTTTCGCAGCATACACGCCACAAGTCAAGCTGTTTTACTGGCTTAGAAAACATAGCCGAACCGTTATACTTTTTATGTGTTGCTTTTATCACCCTAGCGTCAAAAGCTAGGTTATAAGCCGCCACAACATTAATGTCGTGTTTCTCGGTTAAAGCTAAAACTTCGCCACAAATTTGTGCCCAAGGTTTAACGGTCATACGATTGCAACGAACGTTCGGACGATAAAAAGAATCTACTTTATTAAAATAAAATGCTTTTTTCATCAAAGGAATGTTATCGTAAACCTCTTTCACGATTGAATCATAGGTGTCTATAACGTCACCTTTTTTATTGGTGATAACCATGCCAAAATCAAAAACTTCGCCCCATAGTGTAGCTGTTTCGGTGTCTATTACGGCTATATTTAATTTATTACTCATTTCTTATTTACTCTCTAGTTATTCATTACAAGTATTATCTCACATAATGCTGGTGGAGTCAAATACCGTTTAGTCATATGCTTATATCAAAAGGTTATTTGACTTTTGGCCTGGCCGCGCGCAGCCCCCCGCTTTTGTCAAGCTTTTTTATTTATTTATTTTGCATAGCAAAAAAGCCCCGAAGGGCTTTGCAATTTGTGTGCCAACATAGTTGGCATGGTTTGTGCTAGCCGTTTAGGGCTACCATAGTGTCCACCAATAATTGCAAGTCTTTTTTGCTGGCTTTTTCAAACGATGGCAAGCTGCCCTCATTCAAGCTCAATAATTCCTCGATAGAAGAAACAAAGTCAGATTTGCGTAGTACACTGGCACTAGCAGGTCGGGCAGAAGTTTCAACAGTTTTGTACAATTTCATTGCAACAACTTTACCACGCACCATTGATGCGGTTTTGCCCTCAAAATCATCAGATTTTATTAGCTGTTTTACATCATCATTAGTGATCATGCCTGATTCAGTAGCAGCCGCAAAAGTTTCAAGGGCTTCGATTTGTGCAGTAGTAAAAGTAGATGTAGATTTAGTCATATTTTTTCTCTCTTTATTAAGTAATTTAAGTAGCTATTATAGCAAGGTTTTAATTGGTTGTAAAGTCTTTTTTTAATTCTTTTTGAGTCCGTTCCCTGATTCAATACAAGTATTATACGCTTATTTTTGTAAGCTGTAAACACTTATTTTACTGGTCAGACCAGCGGGGAGGCGATAAGTTCGATTTTAAAATCTTCGTCTAATAAATCCGCGCATAAGTTGCGGCATTCTTTTGACAGGTCGTGTGCAATGTGGTACACTCCCGCCCGTACTCTTATTAAACTATCTATATAATCTTGCTCTTGCAGCACTTCGACAAACACTCTAATATTTTTTGCGGTAACTGCGGTAATCTGTATAATCATTCTTGTTTCTTCCTAGTTATTCAATACAAGTATTATCTCACATAATAACGCACTTGTATACTAATGCTTTATTATATCTTATACCAAAAAGTTATTTGACATTCCTGGGCGGCCGCGCGCACACATAAGTTTTGCACACATAAGTTTTGCACACATAATTTTTGCACACATAATTTTTGCACACATAATTTTTGCACACATAATTTTTGCACATAAGTTTTGCACATAAGTTTTGCACATGCAATTCCGTTCCCACGCCCCGCGACCTGCCCCGATTTTTTCGCTGGCGATTTTTTGTACAGGCGATTTTTTGAGCGGCTGTTTTTTGTACGATTTCTTGCTTTGCACCAAAACAGTGCAGTGCACCAAAACAGTGCAAGGCAAAAGTTGGCATGACCCTTGCAAGGCAAAAGTTGGCATGACCCTTGCAAGGCAAAAGTTGGCATGACCCTTGCAAGGGCAAAAACTATGCCACATGTCGAACAAACGCCACTAATAATAAGGCTAAAATTATCATGAAAATAATGCTTGCTATTCCTAGCATTCTAAAATGCCAGTGTAGCCAGTTGGAATCTGTTTTTTTATTTCAGATTCTGAAGGTAAAAAACCGTCAATTTTTTGAACATCTCGCAATATATTTTTTTCACAATATATATGTAAAAAATAGTTGCCAGCGTGAAAGTTGAAATTTATTTGATTAGTCATATTATTTTACTCGGTTTAATTATTGTATATATATATATGCAACCACTATGCCAACTTTTTATTTTGAATTTTATCAATAAAATCAATAGTTTACGTTATTTTGCCTGTATTGATTTTATTGATTTTATTAAAATTAGTATTATTTTACGGTAAAAAGTGTCAGGTTTTTTTACACTTTTTTACGGTTTCCAGGATTATAGCAAAATCTTAAGTGCTTGTTTTATAAGGCTTTTTTATTGCTCAAAAATTAAGTGCTTGTTTTATAAGGAAAAAATAGTGTCAGGTTTTTTTACACTTTCTAAGTACCAACGCGCGCTATCGACGACCACAAAAATTTGTTGACCAAAAAATGAACAATTAAAACTAAGCTAAAATTACCTTCTTTTTAAGTCCTTGTTTTATAAGGCTTTTTTATTTTATTTCGCCTGGCTGGAATACTTGGCATAGCACCTGCATAGTATATAGTAATTAAATCAACATACTGAGAAACAAAAAATGGCTATTTTATCAATCACTTCACATACTCTTGAAAGCTTTAAAGCAGATAAAACTACCGCCCACAAGTTTTGCATCTACCTAGGGGAGCGTAAGAGTGTAATGACGGGAGCATTTGATGGCACAAAGTTCGGCAAGGCATACCGCACCAACGGCAAGCAAGCATGGGATCGCTTCAGAAACCACGTGACAGCCTCAAATTTCTCTAAGGTAGTGGTAGTGGTATATGATACTGAAGCTGCTATGATGACCGCTGAAAACACCATAAAGGCTAGTGTACCTACAGAATATTGGGGGGGTGAATTTCGCGAAGTCACAAAATTGACATCCGAAGAAATTCTTAAAGTACTGGTTTAATAACCAGTACTATATACCCGCGATCCTAGCGGGTATTTTTTTGACCTAAATAAAGTTTTGTGAAAAACGCCAATTTTTAGTCAATTTCAAATTCGCCATTTTTTAGTCAATTTCAAATTCGCCATTTTTTAGTCAATTTCAACTTGGCATGGTTTTTGATTTAAGCAAGTTTTATGCCAACTTTATTAATGCTAATAAAAACGCGAATGAGAATGATTCGTATTTACGCTTGTTGCAGTTTGGCATGGTTTTTGATTTAAGCAAGTTTTATGCCAACTTTATTAATGCTAATAAAAACGCGAATGAGAATGATTCGTATTTACGCTTGTTGCAAATTCGCTATTTTTTGGTCAAATTCGCCAACGTCCTATATCGCATCCTATGCCACGATCTTTTTTTGAACGTAGCTAAGCATAAGCTAAAAAATTATATGCTCGCTACAAGCCGCACAGGGCTTTTTTGAAAAAAGCCCTATATCGCATCCTATGCCACGATCTTTTTTTGAACGTAGCTAAGCATAAGCTAAAAAATTATATGCTCGCTACAAGCCGCACAGGGACACAAATAGTTATACACAAAGTTATCCACAGGCTGGCGCGGGCGCGATGCGTCCCTGTGGATAACCCTGTGGATAAGTCCAATTTGAAGAGATCTCTGGAAAGCGATACCAATGCTAGGCTTTGGACGCGCGCGCCGCCAGGGGGCTATACAGGGGCTATTTCAAGCGTTCAACTATTCCAGTGTATCCAGTTGGGATCTGATTTTTTATTTCAGATTCATTGGGTAAAAAACCGTCAAGTCTTTGAACGTCTCTTAAAACGTTTTTCTCACAATATATATGTAGAAAAAAGATGCCAGCGCTAAAGTCAAGGTTTATTTGGTTACTCATGTCATTTACTCTTTTAGTTAAGTTACAATTAGTATACGCTTTTTTTCACAAAGTACAACTTTAGTTTGGCATATCTTATATCAAAAAGTAATATCGATTTAGGTGATTATTTTGTTGACACCCGCAACCACTATGCTATTATAACCCCACTGAAACGAAACAACAAACCGAGAAAATTATGAATGTATTAAACTTAGTAGCTAACACATCAGCCGCCCTTAAATGCTTCTATAAAGGTGAGAACTACATATACATCACTGACGCCCTAGATAACAGGTCAGGCGTTGTAGGTGCTGCTGAGACGTGTTTAAAGGTGGGTATGACTACTAACGGGTATGAGCGTTTGAGGGCTTATATCACTATGAATACCAACCTTACAATCGAGCTTTATAAGGTAGACAATGCAGCAGCAGCAGAGAGCAGCTTGAGAGCAGCCCTAAGCAACTATTCATTAGGTCGAGAGTTGTTTAGCCTAGATGCACTAACAACCGCCCGAAGGGTTGCCAAGGCCTTAAGCATATAAGGTCTAAGTTTATAGCGGTTGCACCAATAGGGGGGGGGGGCGGTTACGAGACCTCCCCATATTGATGACACGCCCAGACCCCTTTCCAAACCCGATATGGGGAATTTTCGTCCAACTTTTCTTGGGCGCAGCTTTCGCTTTGTGCGGTGGCCGCAACACTGGACATAGCAGAATTGTTATGATGTTCTGATGTTCTGATGTTCTGATGTTCTGATGTTCTGATGTTCTGATGTTCTGATGTTCTGATGTTCTGATGTTCTGATGTTATGCGAAGATTTACGAAAGTCTACGAAGGTCTACGAAAGTCTACCCAATTTAACCAAGACCACGAGCAGCCCCATAAGATAGCAAAAATCCTTGACAAACTTAGCACTTTTCTGTATAGTATCAGTATATAGGAGAAACATTATGACAACAGAGATTACACTAATAAGCCCCGAAGGCCTTGAGATCGCACATGCTTACCTTGAAAATGGCAGTGATTCTGCAAAAGCGGCCCAAGTACTAGGACTACCATTAGATGAAGTAACAAGACATTTAAGCAAACGAGAGGTTTGCAACTACATTGATAGACTTTTCAATGAGAGCGGCTTCCGCAACAGAGACAAGATGGGAGCAGTGTGGGATGCCGTACTGCAATCAAAGCTAGAAGAAATGGATGAGACTGGGCTAGGCTCTAGTAAAGATATTATAGAGATTATGGAGAAGATGCACAAGTTCAACATGGATCAAATGGCAATGCAACTTAAATTGCTAGAAGCTGGAGAGAAGAAAGACTCACCTCTGATAGCGATCCAACAGAACAATAGCTATGGCGGAGATAAATACAACTCATTGCTAGATAGGATACTAGGGGCTAGCACAGATGCAAGTAAGTAGAGATTATATTAACTTCGAGACTTTGGATGAATATCCAGTTGAAGAGAGATTCTTAAAGCTACCCGTAGGTAACTTCCTAGCCTTGAGAGAAGTTGTGCCAATCGCGCCACAGATCGCTTTGATTAACGCAATAAATAATCCCCAGCATAGGTTCGTAGTAGCTTGCTTATCGCGGCGAACAGGCAAGACCTACATCTCGAACACGCTAGCATTCTTGAAAGCTTTAGAACCTAAAGCAAAGATACTAATCGTATCACCCAACTTTTCATTGACAAATATATCTTGGAATGAGCAGGTATTGATGCTAAAAGATTTCGAGATAGAAATCGAATCTAAAAACAAAGCAATACGTGAGATTCACCTAGAGAACGGATCGATGATTAAGTTTGGATCTTACAACAACCCTGATAGTTTAGTTGGACACTCGTACGACTTAATATTAGTGGATGAAGCAGCATTAGAAAACAACGGTGCTTCTGTATTTAACGTACAGCTACGTCCAACACTGGACAAAGCAAACAGTAAATGTATCTTCATTTCAACGCCTCGTGGTCTTAATTACTTTTATGACTTCTACCAACGAGGATTTTCCGCTAACTACCCAAACTGGGTATCGATTCACTCAACGTATAGAGATAACCCTCGTACCGTAGGTAACGATATTATAGACGCCCGGAACTCAATGAGTAAGGCGGAATTTAAGCAAGAGTATGAAGCAGATTTTGCTACGTTCGAAGGACAAATATACGAAGGCTTTGATGAAGAGAAGCACACCCGTGATCTAAGCGACATGGCTTGGGAAGAGAACTCATATAAGTACGAGAACATAATGGGGATAGATCCTGGCTATAAGGATCATACTGGTGCTTTAGTTATAGTTTACGATACAGAAGCAGATCATTTTTATATCGTGTGGGATTACCAAGAAAACGAGAGAACTACTAAACAACACGCGTTTGCGTTCAGTGAGGCGTTTGACGACTGGGACGTAGATATAGTATTTTGTGACCCTGCTAGTGCTCAGTTCAGACAAGATTTAGCTGCAATGTATGACTTACCGTCGAACAAAGCTAACAAGTCAGTACTAGATGGAATTAGCTATGTGCAAGGATTGTTTGAGAACGACAAAGTAACCGTAGACGAAAGCTGTATAAATGTAATACTTATGCTAGCTAACTACAGGTGGGACCCTAACCCTTCATTAATCAACCCGAAACCTAAGCACGATCAATTCTCTCACCTAGGAGATGCTTTGCGTTATGCTTTGTATAGTTATGTTATATAGTGCTGAAATAAAAATCACAGCTTTACATTTGAAGTGTGACACAGTATAATAATGTATATTCGAGATGGAGAAAGTAAATGGCAGCTAACACTGGAGCTGATAATAAACGAACAGCCACACGGCATATTCGAGATGGGATTAAGTCCAACTATCAAAAAGATACGAAATGTGCTTGTTGTGGTACTACGGAAGACCTAGAACTACACCACTACACAACAGTTTCTATCTTATTAAAAAATTACTGCAAAGACCGCAATATATCTATCAGTACCGACGAAGAGGTATTAGCAATGAGAGACCAGTTTTATACAGATAACTGGGTAGATTTGGTAGAGTATACTGTAACCCTTTGCAACAAACATCACAAAGAACTACATAGAATCTACGGCAGAGAGCCTACACTAGCTAGTGCAGGTAAACAAGAAGTTTGGGTGAAAAAGATTCATGGAAGAATACACGGCAAGGATGCTGACTCTCAATCTACTAGTCGATTTTCTAAGTTTATAGTTAACCCTGATAATTCTGACAGGTTTTCTAGGTTAATATAAGGAGCCAAACATGTCCCTATGGGAAGGAATAAAAGAGAAGCTAAATCCCGCCCAGGCAGTCATTGCCAGGGAAGAAGGCTCAAATATAGCAAGTACTCAAACCAAACTAAACACAATTCAAAATAGTTATGAATTAGTTGAGGTAGTCAATAGATGTATAAACTTGCTAGTAGACAATTCGGCCTTAGTCGATTACGACGTAGGTAGTATCTTAGCCTTCACAGGTAAATACCCTAGTACTAGAGGTGTTACATTATCAAAGTTATTAAACTTTAGACCAAACCCCTATATGGACGTTAGCACTTTTCGAAGATTAGTCTTGATGGATTTTCTAATAGACGGCAACGCATTCATCCATTTTGATGGTACGTCATTCTACCATCTACCTGCTTGTGCTATGGAGATAATTCCAGACAGCAAAGGTTATATAAATAAATTTATATATAATGGGCAAATAGACTATAAACCAGAGCAGGTAATATTTGTTAAGGATAATAGTACTAGGTCTGTTTATAGAGGCGATTCTAGGTTAAACAGCGCTATGGGTTCTTTATTGACTAGAGAAGCTATGATTGATTTCCAGAAAAAATTCTTTGATAATGGTGCTGCAATAGGGCTTATTATTGAGACTGACCAGATATTAAGTAAAAAGTTCAAAGAACGACAGGAACGTGAATGGATTACTAAATACAATCCTAAGCGAGGGCACGGAAAGCCACTAATTCTAGACGGAGGTTTAACTGCTAAAACTACAGGCAGCTCTAACTTCAGAGAAATGGCGTTTTCCGAAAGTGTTACTAGCCTAGAAGATAAAGTTTGTTATGCCTTAGGCGTACCACCTATCTTACTAAACTCAGGTAATAATGCTAATATTAAACCTAACTTGGAGTTATTGTTTTATACTAATATACTTCCTATGTTACGAAAGTTTGAATCAGCTTTAGAGCTATTTTTTGCTTTCGATATTCAGCTTACTACGCATAGAGTACCCTCTTTGATACCAGATTTAAAAGCGGAAGCCGAAAGAGTTTCAGCTCTAGTTAATAATGGTATCATAACAGGAAATGAAGGTCGTGCTATGCTTAGACTTCCTGCAATTGACGAAGAGGATATGATTAAAATCAGAATCCCAGCAAACGTGGCGGGTTCTGCTACGGGAGTTTCGGGACAAGAGGGCGGAAAACCCACAGGAGAAGATACATGATGGATTTATTCGAAAAGATTTATAAAGTGTTTGGACAAGACACGCCTAGCAGACTTTTATATAATGCTACAGTAGCTAGCCCTACAAATACGGCTGTTATTATAAAACAATACAAAAATTGGGCAGAATTTGAAAAAGCCTACACTATGTTTTGTGGTACTAAACGTAAAGCAGCACCTACAGTTACAAAACCTATGGTATCAGCTGTTACTAAAACTGCGGTTAGGACAGAGAAAAAATGAACTACAACACTAAATTACTAGGAATGATCAATAGCGTAAAAGCTATTGATGAAACCTCAGACACTTTAGTTATTGAAGGCTTTGCTAACACAGTAACTAAAGACAGAGCTGGAGACGTTATCCCTAGCACAGCTTGGGAAGCACCATCAGCATTAAATAACTATTTAAAAAATCCAATTATCTTAGCGTACCACGACCATAAACAGCCAATAGGCAAAATGGTTGATTGGAGCGTCACAGAGATGGGATTAAAAATTAAAGCCAGTATCAGTAAAGGTGCTGGAGCAATCTACGATCTAATAAAAGAGGGAGTACTTACAACATTTAGCGTTGGATTCAATATATTGGATGCAGAGTATGATAATGTTACAGATACTTACTTTATTAAATCAGTAGAATTACACGAAATTTCGGTAGTATCAGTTCCCTGCAACCAGGACTCGGTATTTTCGGTTTCAAAAGGTATGGACTCTCAAGACTTTGAGAAGTTTAAAATTAACTTAACGCCAGAAGGCGATAAAAAGGAAGAAATAATAATGACTCTTGAAGAAATGCAGGCAATGGCTGCTCAAATGAAGCTGGACAGCCAAGCTGATATCAATGCTAGCGTAAAAGCAGCATTCAATGAAGCTGAAGCTGCTAAAACAGCCGCAGTAGAGAAAGCACAAAAAGAAGCCGACGCTAATGCTCAAAAAGAATTAGCAATCAAATCTAGTGCAACAGAAGCTGCTAAGTCTCTAATCGCTGACCTAGAAAACACTATGGGACAGAAAGACGCTGCTTTTGCAGAAATGGTTAAAACCAACCACGACCAGATCGTTGCTCTTAAAGAAGAGATCGCTCAGGTAGTTGCAGCTCGTAACAACCCTGGTCTTAGTACTATTACTAAAGGCATGCGTGGAGCTACCTCTGAGAAACAACACGGCGAAGATGCTGATAAACTAGTTTTCCTTAGCGCAATCAAAAAAGTTGGTATGTTTGAGACAGATTTTGGTAGCCGTATCAAAGCCGTAAACGATCAATCTAGCCTTGAAGTTAGTTCTGACGGTTACGAAACTACTTTCTCAACTAACTTAGCACGCGACATCCAAGCTGCTCTAGTAGTTGCTCCTTTGTTTGCAGAAATGTCTATGTCTTCTGCCTCAATGACTATCCCAGTAAATCCTGATATTCAGACAGCAACATGGGTTGCAGCATCAGCACTTGCTGACGGTGCTGATACAGATCGTACCGGCGCTGAACTAGCTATCGCTCTTACTGAACGCACACTTAAGACTTTTAAGTTAGCTGCTAAAGTTTACTTAACTGAAGAAACTGAAGAAGATACAATTATCGCTCTAGTTCCTATCTTACGTTCACATCTTGTTGAAGCACACGCCAAGTCAATTGACTCTGCTTTCTTAATCGGAGACGGTAATGGTAAGCCTAAAGGTCTAGCTACTCAAGCAAATGCTGTAGCAGCTCAAACTTTTACTACTCTTGCCAAAGCAGATAAGACTGTTTTAGTAACTGCTAAAGAAATCTTAGCAGCACGTAGAGGCTTAGGTCTTTATGGTATCAACCTTGATCAATTATATGTTATTATATCTCAAGACGCATACTGGGATCTTATTCAAGATTCAGAGTGGGCTGATGTACAGCAAGTTGGCCAGAATAACGCAACTAAATTAGTTGGTGAAGTTGGCAATATCTACGGTATGCGAGTTCTAGTATCTAACGAGTTTGCAGCACGAGCAAATGCTTCTGTTTACGCAGTTATCTGTAATGCAAGTAACTTCGTAGTTCCACGTCAACGTGGTGTTACAGTACGTAGTGATTTTGATGTTGAGACAGATAGAACAGTATTTGTTGCTACTCAAAGACTTAACTTAGAGCCATTGATCGTAGCTTCTACTGGTAATGGTAAAGGTGTAGTATCTCTTAAGTTCGCAGCAGCTTAATAATAACTGATATCGAACAAAAAAAGGCCCCTCCCGTCTCGGGCGGGGCTTTTTTATTAGGAGAAAACAAATGGCATTAATTACATTAGAGGGTTACAAAGATTATAAAGATCTAAAAACCCCTAACAATGATCAGAAACTAGAGCCTTTGGTAGCCTTCGTTAATACTTTTGTAGAAAATTATTGTTCTTTAAGTTTTGAAGAAGTTACAGTTGTTGGAGCAAAAGCCACTTCAGACAATGAGTTAGAGGTATTAGTACCTCACCCCGCACTAAACGCGGTAACCAGAGTATCTGTAAGCGGTGTTGACCTAGACCCTACAAAGTATTACGTTGACCTAGCGGTCGGCACGATAGAAGCGGTAGATTCGTTCCCAACCACTAGAAACGCTATAGAAATAGATTATACTTACGGCTATACTACGCCTCCTGCAGATTTAGTTATTTCAGCGTATGAATTGGTTAGCTATTTTAATAAGGGTAGTTTTTCTACAAAGATAACCTCTAGTACCGGAGAAAGCAGTTCAAGCCCTACTCCTACATTAGTACCTCCACAAATAAAACTTATGTTAGATTTGTATAAAGTTCTATGAGTACGTTTGAGGCTATACTTCAAAAAGCTATAGGAAGGGGTGGGGATACTTTACCTGCCAAAACTTTAGTAGATGTAGTATCCAAGGGATTAGATCTTAAAGGTACTCTAGAGCTTAGGTTTAAAGACGAAATGCCGGAAGCTACTGAAAAAGAAATAGCAGATAAAGCACTAACTGCCGCTGTTACACGTATAGAAGATATTATATCTGGAGTTTTATCTAAAGATATGCTATCTAACGGTTTTTTAAACAAAACTACAAAAACTAAAAAATCAGGTAAAGTTGATATAGCTGCAAAGATAGCAGGACTACAAGGAGCAGACGGTAGGTTTATATCGGCAGTAAATTTGGCTAAAATATTAAACGTAACTTTATTTGAGCACGTAAAAAACCTAATGGTAGCACCGGCACTAGTCAATGACACTGGCAGATTTGCACACAGTGCACATATAAATGGCATTACGGGTGGTAAGAACCAAACAAGAGGCTCTATATTTTTTTCTTACATGTTAATGCCCTACGCGGTATTTGCAGGACATAAAACAAGAGACCCTGCTTCTCTTATAAAAAAGGCTATATCAATAGCTTTAGCAAAGGCACTAAGCCCTAGCTCCTTCAAGAAAGCAAACTTTAATATTCAGGAGAACTCAAAATGAGTGCTAGATCTGGAATAACCCAAGCTATGGTTTCTAAACTTAGTGAATTAATGGACGGCACTGGAGATTACGTTAATAACCTATATGGTAATGTGGATTCTAGGGTAGTTCATTTTGACGACGTTGAAGAATTTCCATACATTAGTATTACCCCTGGTGCAGAAACTAGAGAAGATATGCCCTCTAATTTTACGTGGGCAACATTAAATATGAATATTACGATATATGTTAAATCCGAGGAAGCGACCCAAGCATCCCTAGAGTCTATCATATCTGACGTAGAAACTTTTCTTGACACCAACCTCCAATTAGATTATACTGTAGTTACTTCGGATGGAGAATTAATCAAAACTACAGTAGACAACACAATAACACAGATAAATACCGATGAAGGTATTTTATCACCATTAGCATTAGGTCAGGTTACTGCAACCGTACGTTATGAAAAAATACGTAAGACCGCACAATAATTTAGGAGAATTATAACATGGCAATTAACTTATCCCGTAATACCAGATTATGGATCAGTACGGAAGCTAGCGGTGGAACCCATACCAATGCTAACACTTTCGAAATCCCAGTCCAGGAAGGCTATAGCTTTTCACAGTCAGTTTCTACCACAGATGTATCAGTAGAAGAAGCAGGCCCCGCACCCATTAGAGGAAGTAAGAGATTTAACGCTTCTTTGGATCCAGTAGAATGGTCTTTCACTACTTATATGACACCTTACTTAGAGGGTTCTACCCACTTTACTGTAGATATGTTGTTATGGCACGCCTTAGCTTCATCTAATGCCACAGTAGTAGACCTAGACAATGGTACAGGCACATCTAAAGTGTTTGGCGATACTTCTAGTTTTAAAGTTGACTTTGAAAATAACTCAGCTCATGTACTAACGGAACTCTATTTGTATTTCTTAGTAGATAATACGATGTATTACATAGATAAAGTTCAGGTAGGTCAAGCAGAAGTTTCTATAGATATTTCTGATATTGGGCAAACTTCTTGGTCTGGCCAGGGTCTGACTTACTTACCTATTACCGTACCTGCTTTTGTAGCCGCTGGTGGCACAAGTTTTGACGAAACTTCTGTAGCTTCTGGATACGTAAGAGTACCTACTAACAAAAGTTATTTAGTCAATAAACTAACTCTTATGAGCTTAAACTCAGATCTAGCACCAGGATTAAACGCGGGCGTTAATGATAACTATATTATACCTATCACTAGTGGTACTGTTACTGTTAACAACAACGTTACGTATCTTACACCTAATACACTAGCTGAAGTAGATAATGCGATTGGTTCTTTTACTGGCTCTTTTGAAGTCACAGGAACAATTGAAGCATACCTTAGAGATAACGTTGGATCTGATGGTACTACTGGCACAGAATATGGTTCGGCTAATTTATTAGCTCACATGCTCGCAGAAGTTGGTGACGCCGTTACTAATGCTGCCAATATAGTCTTTCAGGTAGGTGGTGGTACTGGCTCACGAGCTGAGATAACTATACCATTAGCTCAGTTATCTGTTCCGTCATTATCCATAGATGACGTTGTATCTACCTCTATAGAGTTCAAGGGGATTCCTTCTTCTACTGATTTGATCAGTGGCGACGAAATCTCTTTTGCGTTCTTCGCGGAGTAAAACACATGAGTGGTATCGATTTTAAAATAGGTACCACTGTATACTTAGCTACCAACACCCACAAGTACAAGTTTCTTGTGGGTGAGGTATCTGCTTCCCAGACGTTTTCTGAATCTAGGCAAACCACTCAAACGCTACAAAAAAGAACTTTGATGGACAAGACTTTTACAACAGAGAAATCTCCTGTATCTCTTAACTTTTCAATTTACTTAGCGGCTGCTGAACCCGAAAAGGCTTTAGCTAATTGGTTTGGGCTGCCCCATGATTTTGATACTACACATAAAATCCCTACATTTATAGCCTTAGATGCTACCCCCAACGCAGCTACTGTTTATATAGTATCGGCGACTGGCACTATATACAAAGTGTCTGATGCGGTAGGAGAAAATCTATCTCTCACTATTACTCAAAAAGAGATACTAGCGGCTAATATAACTGCTGTTGGTTCTGACTTACAAGATGTAACAGATATAGCTGAGGAAATGACAATATTTAATAACCTAACACAAGTCTCACAAACTTCTTCTGGGTTTATAAATAGTAGTGTTGTAGTAGAAGGTTTTAACAATGTACTGGGCGTTACAGTGGAGCTTACTAGAGGTATTAAGTGGGGAACACAAAAATCTGTTTTCGATATAGGCAGTATATTTAAGGTAAGTAGACCTTTAATAGACACAATGACTATCTCTGGCACAATAACACAATTAAAACTAAATAATAATAATACGACGTTTTCACAAGACGCATCAATCGAGATTGCATATGGTCCTAGCTTTAATATTAAGCTCGGCAACTGCAGTACTACAGAAAGATTTGATCTTGGAGATTATCATCGAATAGCGACAGACTACGTGTTACTGCCTAGCTCTGTTAACTCAACATTAAAATTCTAGAGGAAAAGAATTATGAACTTAAAACAACTTATAGTAGAAACAAAAGTAGTCACAGTACCCTTTGAAGGTATTGATGGTTTTGAAGTAAAGATAGCAGCCCTATCAAGGGAGTTATCTAGAAAGATTAGAACCGAATCAGAGACCACTAAAATAGACCCTAAACTTAGAATGCCAGTAACAGAGCTAGATCAAGACAAATTTGTCGAAAAGTTCTCAGAAGCAGCAATCAAAGGCTGGTCTGGATTAAAGTATAAACATCTTAGCGAGTTACTACTAATAGATAGTTCTCAAATAGAAGACCTAGAAGCTGAGGTAGAGTTCTCTATAGATAACGTAGTGCAGTTAGTTTCTCACTCACAAATTTTTGATACTTGGATTAATGAACAGGTGTTCAGTTTGCACCGATTTCGAGACTGATAGAGCAGAAGCTACCTTAGACTACCTTAAAAAATATTTAGATAATGCTAGAGTAGGTATTACTGCTGAAACGTACTTAAGAATGGAAGAGCAGCTTGGAGGTGAAATCGACCCCGATAAAATACCCCCAAGTTTTGAAGACTTCCCTAGTTATGTACACCAAGGCATAGAGATATTTAACGCACTGCCCGATACGTACAGCGGCGGTATGTCTAGTATGTACGTTGGTAAAAATTACTCCTCCCTAGAAGTTTTATTCTCACTCTATCTGATCGAAGGAGAAGATAGGTTTACAGTTTTTGAAATAATCAGATTCCTGGACGGAAGAGCCAGAGAAGCCTCATATAAAGAGGCCAAAAAATCCGCAGACAAAGCCAAGAAGGGATAATAATCCTCTAGAATAGGGCAATGTCCCTATTCAGTCCCTTACCGCTTATTGGTTGTGGGACTTTTTTTATTTTAGCAAGGAGCAAATAATGGCAAGAAACCAACAGATAAGAAATATACGGGTTCGAGTAGAAACAGTAGGATCTACCGAAGCTACTACTAAATTAAGGGAACTAAATAACGCTATTACAGACGTTAGCGCTTCTAGCGCTAATTTTGTAGGGGTTTCTGGTAGCTTAAACGCTTCTTTATCCACTTTAGCCGCTACAGGAGAAAGACTGGGTACGTCAGCCGCTAGTTTAAAGACTTTTGCTTCGGCACTTAAATCTATAAATAGATCTCTCTCTGGGTCTGATATACAAACCGCAGGCATAGATAGATATATAACTAATATGGAAGTTTTAATTAGTGTATTAGACGATGTAAGAGAATCAGCTAATCAGGTGGAGGGTGCTTTAGAGGGTATAGACGCAAACACGGGTATGTCAAGGTTACTTGGTGTTTTGGAAAAAATAGAACAAAACACACAAAGACTTGATTATCACATATCCGAAGTAGAGCGAGCAGTAGAAAGGACTTCAGAAGAGTTTATTGATTACTCCAATGCGGCCAATAGGGCTAGTAGGGCGAATACTAATTTTAGTAATACCTCAGAACAAGCCACTGCAGCAATGAGACAAAGCACTAGAGCTACAAACAATCAAACTAGAAACTTTTCCGCCTTAGCTTTTGGGGCTAACCCTTTAGTTAGCACTTACGCCGCTATTGCGGTGAATTTGTACGCTATTGGGGCTGCATTTAAACTACTAAATGACGCGGCGTCTTTCAGCAGACTACAGGAGCAGCTGACTAGTTTTTCTGCTGCAGTAACTGGTGTAGATGTTAATAATTTAGCGGTTAAACTAAGACAGGCCTCTGCGGGTGCATTATCTTTGAAGGAAAGTTTAAGTTTTGCAACTAAAGGTGTAGCTTTTAGTTTTACCACAGATCAGCTAGATAAATTAACAGCTTCTACTAGAAAAGCCTCTATCGCTTTGGGTAGGGATTTTACAGACTCCATGGACAGAGTGCTTCGGGGTATATCAAAACAAGAAATAGAACTATTTGATGAATTAGGTATTGTTACAAGACTTACTCCTGCATTCCAAAAATATGCGGCAGAAGTTGGAAAAACAGTAGACGAATTAACTAATTACGAAAGACAACTAGCGTTAACCAATGAAGTACAGGGTCAGCTAGACGAGAAATTTTCTGGTATTACAGCGGGGGCCACAGCTTGGGAAACTTTAGGGGTGAATGCGCAGGATGCAACAACCGAGCTTTTGGTTTTTATCTCTAAAGGACTAGAACCTACGGCGGCTTTGTTAAGTGAAATAATAGATTATATGGGAGTTTTAGGAGACCAGGAAGCCATATCTAAAGAAGCTAGTACTAGTGCTGAAATTTTCTCAAAAGCATTATCTGCTGATAATATTGGGGCTGCTGTGACCGCTACTGGGGCTCTTTCAGGTAAGATAGAAGATTTAAAAGAACAGCTAAAAGCCTCAAAAACAGAAGCACTTAGTTTATCTACAAGCATGGGGGGGACAGCAGAAAATTTAGCAATATCTGTGGCTAATGTAGCTACTGAGTTTGCTGGGATGGCAGGTTTTGGTTTTTTCAATGAGGGTCTCCAAGAAGCTAATGTACGGTTGAGAGCAGGTTACTCCGATACCGCTAGGTATAACAACGAATTACAAACTCAGGTTGTAATAAATAAAGAGATTGTAGCTCTTCAAAAAGAGAGGGTCGCGCAGTTATCACTCCTAGCTGGTAGAGAGATTACGCAGCCTATTGATGAAAATACGGGCACTAACTTTATAGCTTACATTAAAGCACTAGACGAGGGTATGGCAAAAGTCGAGGGACTAGGCCTTGCAGGACAAAAAGCAACTGGGCCTTTAGCAGAAATGCTAGACACCATAAGTGAGCTTACTAACATGCCCACAATTGTTGTAGAAGGTGCTTTAATTGACGAGGCTACCATACAGCAAGCCGAAAGATTTGCAGAGTTTCAAAAGTCTTTTGGGACTGACGTAAACCTTGATGGTATTGGTAAAGTAAGGGATGCAACACTCGAACTAGCCGCATCGTATGCTAGACTACCAACAGAAGATAAACTAATAAGCATAAGCACTGGTGAAAAAGGGGAAGCGGTCGCAGATTTAGAAAGAACTATAAAACTCAGAACAGATCTGCAAAATAAAGAAATAAAACTTGGTAAGATAATATCCAAAGAAACTAGTGATAAACGGGCAATAGAGTTAGAAGTATTAGAAGCTAAACTAGCTCAGCTTAAAGTAGACGAAACTCTCCTAAAAAACATAGAAAATAATAACTATAATACTTCTTCACTATTAGCTTTGCAGGCCGAAAAGAACACATATGAGTCTGGTTCTATTAAAATTCAATTAGATAGCCTGAATATTCAACTAGCTGCTACTGATTTAGCTAAAAAAGAAATTACAGCACTACAGCATCAGATAGGATTACTTAATTTAAAGTATGATATTCAACTAGCAACTGAAGAGTCGCAAAGAAAATCAAACAAAAGAGCTGTAGAAACTGCAAATTTAACTGCAAGTTTGGGCACAGTACAAAGTGAGGTAGAAAGGGCACAGATTGAACAGAGGATTCTAAACCTTAAAAGACTACAAGTTTTGGCAGGAAAGGACGGCTTAGAAAAACAGTTAGCAATTAGTTTACTTAATGTAGAACAGAAAAAACTAAACGCAGACAAAGCTAGAGCTCCTGCATTAGATAAAGTAACTGCAAGCTTGCCTGATAAAGCCAGACTTGAGCTTGATCTTCAATTGGCGGGATCAGAACAAAAACGAGTAGAAATCGCACAAAAACTCTTAGAACTTAGAAGAGCAGAAATAATGGCGATGGCGGAAGGGATAGAGAAAAGTAAAGCTCTAGCGCTGTTACAGGTACAAGAAGGAACCCAAGACAGGGCAGAAGCAGCAGCACCATTTAAAGATGCTTCTTCAACATTTTCATCTATGGCAGCATTAGACGGAATTACGGATCTACAAAGCGCATCACTGGGCTTAGCAGGAACGTTTTCTGACGTTTTCGCACTAGCCGCTGAAAACGGAATAGAAAGTTTCTCTGGATTTACTGAATTTTTGAGTGGTAACATGGAAGCCTTCCAAGGTTTTGCGCAAGGAGTTGCTGACGGGATAGGTTCAGTATACCAAGCATCTTCAGATGCTAGGGTAGCTGGAATAGACCAAGAGATAGCCGCAGAAAAGAAACGCGATGGTAAGAGTGCAGAAAGCCTAGCTAAGATTAAATCTTTAGAAAAGAAAAAGATTAAAGAGCAAGCTAAAGCGCAAAAAGCATCAGTAGTTATATCTACTGCTACAGCTATAGCAAAATCTTTTGCGGAACTAGGGTTTATCGCAGGCATACCAGCCGCTGCTATGATGGCAGGTATGGGCATTTTACAAATAGCTGCCATAAATAAAGCTGCTAATGGTCAGATATCTAACTTAGATTCTGGTGCTAGCGGTGGCAGTAACATGAAGATCGAGGGCGGAAGCCGCAGAAACGATGTAGATGTAAGTAGGAACGCTAACGCGGGCGAGCTATCATTCATCAACGGCGGACAAGGTCAGGGCACTGCTAACAACTTCAGAATCCCAGGTAGGGCTGGTGGCGGTACCTCTGGTGCTGGTGCTAGTATCATTGTAGGAGAAAGAGGGGCGGAAGAAATTACTCCTTTAGTTCCAGTTAATGTTTCTCCTGCTGGATCTGCTAAATCTGGGGGAAAGGGTATTGTGTTTAGCCCTGTGTTCAACGTAGAAGCTATGGACTCTGCAGGATTTGAGGCGGTAACGTCTAGATTCAGTGTAGAACTATATAACTCTCTAGAAACAGAACTAAGAGCTAGGAATCTGACATTAGATAGCCTAGCATAATAAAAAAAGAGCTTTCGGGCTCTTTTTTTGTGGGAAATAAAAAATTTATATTGTAAGTTCTACGATAGTAGGATATAATATATCTAAATGGAGGACACTTAATGGCATACGATTCAACTCTGGGCAGGCTACCTGACCCAACAACAACACCAGCAGGGCCGGGTTTTATATCCGTAGATTTAGCACCAGTAGACCCTGGCATGGTACATTCTTTAAATAGTGGCGCTACTGTATCCGTGCGCTACCCTGGAGGTAGTTATTGGAATATATCAATTACATACCCAGACCTAGACATAGAGCAAGCCAGATCATTACAACCTTTTTTATATTCTTTACAAGGTGTTTATTCTGATTTTTATGTTTCAATACCACAACATACTCAACCACAGACAGGTGCTTGGGTTGGGTATAACGCACAATACAGAATAGATATGGGGGATGCCTCTAATATTATAGAGATTACAGATTGGAGCAGCATGAGCGGTACCAATGATATAACTGCTGGTGACATGTTAAAACTCAGTATCAGTAAAAAAATATATTTTGTAACTAAAGTTCAGCAGGTGGGAACCAAATTAATTGTATCATTAAACTGTGATGTAATAAACCCTGAGCTAATAGGTTTAAGCTTCTTACAAATGAATGATATATTATTTAAAGTACGATCTACTGCGGCAATTCCAGCCCTTAAACTTAATAGTTCTGGGTTGTACTCATCTTTTAGCCTATCTTTAAGAGAAAATATACTATGAGCAGAAACTTACGCCCAAACGCTATTACTTATTTAGCCAACACTACTCAAGTTAAAATAGCTAATTTAATAAAAATAGAACTTGCAACTGCAGGTACTCCCGTTTATATGTATGTTACTGACTATGCTAATGATATAGTTTGGGACGGTCATACATATGAGGCAGGTAAAGTAACTAAAGTTGGGCAGCTCAGGCAAACACAAGGTATAACTAACTATAAGTTATCTGTAGATATAGCAGGAGAGTTCCAAGTAGAGCTTGATAGGGGTTTAGTAGATAATAATAGTGAGTCTTATGTTGGTAGGGAGGTTGAAGTACTCAGAGCTTACTTAGACGCTAGCGGTGCTATTATACCTTTTGACGTAACAACAGAAGGGCCTATGCAATACTTTATAGGAGATATTTCTAATATAAATATTTCGGAAAGCGTTATCTCAGGGTCTTCTACAGTCACTTGGGAATGTGCCGGTAAGTTTCAAGACGGTGAGTTAATAAACGGCAGAATTACCGACGATATCGCACACAGAGGTTTGAGTGTGGCTGAAGACGGAAGTTCAATCCCTAGTACTGGAGCTAAAAAAGAAAGCTATAAAACTGACACAGGATTTCAACACGCCAATCAAACTATCGATTTAATCACACAGTACACTACCTCGGAGACTAGGTATAGAACTAAAACTAGCTGGTTTGGTTTTAAAACTAAAGTAATAGCCTCTGAAGTAGAGGTATTTAATACTTTGGAACTGGGGGTATCTTTAGCAGCAAAAGCATTACCTAAAGTTTACGGTGTACGCAAAGTTCCAGGTATACCTATCTTTGTAGACGTATTAAAAGATAACAGTGCACTGTATGTTGTATACGCATTTTGTGAGGGAGAGATAGACTCTATATTAAATCTTTATTTAGACGATGGCCCTATAATATGCTCTTCTTCTCAGGACGGGCTAAACAGAGTTTGTTTAGGTAATCAAGCAAACGGTGACACTTTATCTGCTTATTCGTCTCAAATGGCAGAGGACGAAATCTTATTATTAGACGGAGAGTTTGATGGTTGGATTGATGAGGAAGGGTTAGCCACTTACCCTCCACGAATAAACCTCATACCACCGACAGATCCTGATAGGCTTAGAACTACAGGTACTGAACATGGTGAAGCTTTTACTATAACTAACGATACTGGTAGGCGCTGGGTTAAGATATTTCACGGAAAATCTGACCAAGAAGCTTGTACAGAGATAAAAGCTCAAGCCGCTGCTAGGAATTTTCAACAACAAGACCAGTGGCTCGCAGAAAAGTACGCAACGGTTGTTGGCCCGCTCTCACCCGCACAAGTAGGTAGTTACTGGGATGAGTTTTCTACCCTAACGGACACCTGCTACGCAGTGTTAAAAGTAGATATTACAGAAGATACAAAGATTCCTGTTTTAGATGCAGTAGTATCTGGCAAACTAGTAGACACATATAACGACCAAGGAACTGCAGTACCCAACCAATACACATTGAATCCAGTGTGGCAGTTGTTGGATTATATTACAGATCCAATTAGTGGTGGGGGTTTAGACAGCAATTTAATCGACACAAGTTCTTTTAAAGATGTAGCAGATTCTTTAGACCAGGTAACAACTACATATGAAAATAGTTTTGTCACGTATTGGAGATACTTAGGTTGGAAAAATCTACCTGACATGACAAATGCGATTCCAGATCCTCAAAAAACTAAAATGCAAACTAACACGGTTGTTCAGACCGATAATACTGTAACTAAAAATATATCTGGAATGCTCAAACAATTTGATGGCACTCTGAATATACTAGGTGGTAAGTATCATTTATCTGTAGAAAGTAATAATGCTCCCATAGCTAATATCTTATCAAACGAGGTAATAGGGGCTATAAAGACAAAAGATCTATCTAGTAAAAATAAATGGAACTCTATTCAAGCTACTATTGTAAACCCCGCACAAGGTTGGGGAACTACACAAATAAACTTTTTTAACTCGGCGTATCTAGCCGCAGATAACAATATAGCTAAAAAAGGTAACATAGTATTTAACAACCTTACTAACTATTATACTGCAAGAGAGTGGGCTCAAGTACAGTTATCTAAATCTAGGTATTCTAGAGAAATTACTTTTACAACGTATTATAAGTATTCTTATCTGTATCCTAATGCTAATATAACTTTTACATACGATAGGTTTAATTATGATGAAAAAGTCTTTAGAGTTAAAACTTGTGTGCTGCAGCCAGACGGTTTAGTACAGCTTACTCTTGAAGACTACGACGAATCCATATACGATGTAAGTGATAGCAACGATAATTCTGGAGAAAATACTCCGATAGTGCCTAACGTTCTTCCTCCTAGAGGTTTAGAGTTTATATCCCTACCATCTACTAGGTTACCCTCACTTACTGGGGAAAGCTTTGAAGATGTTAACGGGTTATTAATCTGGGACGTAGATCCTACCGCTAACGTGCTCAGATATGATGTTCGTGACTGGCTACAAGAAAGCCCAGACTACGAAGTAACTATCAGTACTGTAATAGAGGTACAAGGAGTTAATAAACATTTTATTAGGGTTGGAAATTTAGTTGCTAATACTCCTTATATTTTCAAGGTTAGAACCATTTCCGGTGCTGCAAAAACTAGTAAATGGACGACTGCTTCGGGTAGCTTTACTTCTATTAGCCAGGTAAGTTTTAGTAATGTACAAAACTTTAAAACTACAAACTCTTATGACGGCGCATACTTCCTAGGGACAGAGTTACAGATGTCTTGGGACACTCATATTAACCCAGCAGTTACAGAGTACGAGATAGGCATATACACAGGAAATGGTAGTGTTTTTCTTCGCAAAGAATATATTAGTACGGGGTTTACTGAATATGAATATAGCTTGGAAGATAATATAGAAGACTATGCCACTATAACTGGCAATGTAGGCGCTTATCGCTCAGTATCAGCAAAAATAAGAGCTACTAATGCTTTTGAAGGCACAACTACTAGCGGGGTTTTTATTACCTCCGAATGGACAAATTTAATTGAAGGGACAAATTTAATATGACAGTTAACGTTTTTACTAATGCCATACCGAAAGCTATGGTAGTGGATGTAGAAGTAGGTTTTAATAGCGTACTTCTTGTCCACAACGCTCCCGAAGACTTAGACCTGTCGGGGGTGGTTACATGGGTTAAGTTAACGGAAGGTCTTGCAGAAGACGCCGTTAAAACTTTAAACCCCTACACCGGCCTCAACCATACCACAGTAGTTGATTTACTTGTGGGTACTGAGTATGATATATCTTCAGCTTTTGTAGATACGTTTGTTAGCTCAAACGAACTTCTTTTAAACGCACAATATCAAGGCGTCAATAGCTTACTAAATATATCTAATTTACCCACAGTGACTACGGCTAGTCCTATGGTAATAGAATCTATTGTTAGAACAAGTTCTGTTACCTCTCCCGGATCAGTGGTAGGAGTAGATATTACCTTCACAAAAGAAGAACCTAATGTTAGCTCTATACTACTAGAAGTACAGGACGCAGAGCTGGAAGACGGCCCTTGGACTACGCTTTTTACTGGAGCTACAGGCAAAGTATTAAGTATGCCTATCAAAACGGGTATATATAACTTTAGGTTATTTAGTTTTAAAACTTTTAGTACTGGTGTTGTAGAAGCCCAAGAGCCTACTTTTCTTACTAATTACGAAATATTAGAATACGTTATTGATATAAACGTAGATTTTACTGACATAACACGTACGCAAGCTACATTATTAAATACTACAGACGAAATACTAGAAGATTTAATAAGTTTAAATACTAGGTCGCAAAATTTTATTACAAAAGACGTACAAAATTTTGCAGATATTAGGATTACCCAAGAAACATTATTAACTGAAACCCAAGCTAGGGCTATTGAAACTATTGAAGTAGGGGCTCGGATAGGCGACTCAGAGGCTAATATAATTAATGTGCGAGACGCCCTAGCCACAGAAACACTAGCTAGGTCTACTCAAGTCGAACAAATAAATGCTAGACTTACAGAGAATGAAAGCGATATTGCTGTTAGTGAAGCAGATATTATTTTAGTTAATGAAGCTGTAGTAACTGAAAGTACTGCTAGAGCAACACAAGCAGGGTTGTTAAGTACTAGAGTAGGTGATACAGAATCTAGTATATCTAGGATAGATACTGCTCTATCTACTGAAACCGAAGCTAGAGCAAATCTAGCCACAGCATTGAATACTAGGATAGACACTGCCGAAGGCAGTATCGACACCCTCTCCAGTACAGTATCTACAAACGCAAGCGCTAGTGCTGCAACGCAGGTAGCGGTACAGTCTCAGTTTGAAGATGTTAATGCCCTTGTAGTAGCGCTTGACTCAACTCTAGCAACCGAAACCTTAGCTAGAGCTACTTCTGACATTACCCTTACGGCTGCTGTAAGTGGGCTGGAAACTAATAAGGCTACAGTAACGGCACTAAACGAAGCAGTTAGCGATCTAGAGGCGGATATAACAACCGCAAGTACAACACTACAAGCAGAAATAACAGGAGAGAGTACAGATGCAATAGGCAGTAGTCTTACTTTATGGGCAGCAAGAAATGGAGTTAATGCTGAGAATGGTGCTAGGCAGGAAGCCATCACAGATCTACGGGCTGAAATTACAGGAGACGCTGGCTGGGATGCAGCATCTAGTCTAACATTAACAGCTGTGGAAGACGCAGTAGGAGACTTAGAGGCTCAGTTTTATTTAGTAGCAGATGTTAACGGCAGGATTGCAGGAGTAAAAGGCTCTTCTGATGGGACATTATCTACCTTAGACTTTATAGGGGATAAAATACGTTTTGTGCGTCCTGGAGATTTCTCTGTAGCTTTTGAGTACAGTACAGAGACCGAAGATTTTGTTTTTGGTGGTGCATTATCAGCAGAATCAGGAACTATCGGAGGCTGGTCAATAGGCGAAACTTTACTAAAATCTGCTGATACTGGTGCTAGAATAGAGCTTAACTCTACTAAAAACCGCATAAGTGTTTTTGATACCAATGTTGAGAAAGTCGTTATGGGTTATCTCCACAATTTACCTAAAAATTCAGGAGTAGCTGATGAGGTTTGGGGGCCGGGAGACTATGGTTTTTGGGCTAAAAATGGTGACAAATTAGTTATAGACGGTGACGTTGAGTATGAAAATGGCGACTGGTTAATTCAGAATGATGCGAGCTATCTGGTACAAACTGCTGATGGAGACGATATTATAAGGCTTGGTACTTCTGGCACATCTAAAGGCTTATTCATGTATAACAGCAATAATGTTGTTGTAACCTCGCTAACTCAAGGAGCTGTTAGGTTAGGAGCTGCAGGAGCAGCCCAGTACATGGAATACACTAGCGCCGGTCTAGTAGTTAAAGGCGATATTACAGGTTCTTCTGGTACTTTCTCAGATACTGTGTCTGCCGCGACTATAACTGGATCAAACATAACAGGTGGAACAATACAAACATCTGCCAGTACAGAAATACCTAGAGTAGTTTTAAATGGTACGGCAGCTCTTCCATTTTGGTTTGGTACAGGTAATGTAAATACTACAAATGGTAAGTTCTATGGTAACAATGCTGGCAATATTTTTGCTAAAGGGCTAACTATTGATGGTACCAGCAGTTTCGGCGGAGCATTAGATGGGGCTAGTGGTTCATTTAGTGGGACATTAAGTGCTTCTACTATAACTGGATCAAACATAACAGGTGGAACAATACAAACATCTGCCAGTACAGAAGTACCTAGAGTAGTTTTAAATGGTGCGGCAGCTCTTCCATTTTGGTTTGGTACAGGTGCTGTAAGTACTACAAATGGTAAGTTCTACGGTAACAATGCTGGCAATATTTTTGCTAAAGGGCTAACTATTGATGGTACCAGCAGTTTTAGTGGAACATTAAGTGGAGCTAACATAACAGGCACTACAGGAACGTTCTCAAGTAGAGTAGCAGTTAGCTCAACAAATGGCTATTTGTTTGACATGAGAACAACCTCCTACAGAGGTTTTAGTCTTTGGTACGGATTAGCTGCTGATTCTGCTGATAGAACCGTTGCTACTACCCTTTTCGGTGTTGATCATGGTGGTACAGTTTACGCTAAGAATATGGAAATTAGTGGGGATAGTACTTTTGGCGGTTCTATCACTAGTGGTTCTACTATAACTGGTGCAAACATAACAGGTGGGATAATACAAACCGCAGGTAGTAATTTAATACCTAGAGTAGTTTTAAATGGTGTTGCAACTATTCCATTTTGGTTTGGTACAGGCGCTGTAGAAACTGATAATGCTAAATTCTACGGTAACAGTGAGGGTAGCCTCTTTGCTAAAGGGCTAACTATTGATGGGAACAGTAGTTTTACTGGGACGGTTACAGCAGCATCAGGAACCATAGGCGGCTGGAAGTTAGACGCGACCTTACTAAAATCTGCTGATACTGGTGCTAGAGTTGAGCTTAACTCTACTAAAAACCGCATAAGTATTTTTGATACCAATGTTGAAAAAGTCGTTATGGGTTATCTTCAAGGTTTACCTAAAAATCCAAAGGATGATGAAGAACCAGCAGACGTACAAAATTGGACTGCTGGAGACTATGGGTTTTGGGCTGCGGCTGGGGACAAACTAGTCATAGATGGTGACGTTGAATATGAGAACGGGGATTGGTTAATTCAAAACGATGCCAGTTACCTAGTACAGACCGCTGCGGGGCAAGACATTATCCGAATGGGTACGTCTAGTGGTACCAAAGGTTTGTTTATGTACAATAGTGATTCCGTAGAAACTGCAAGAATGACAGGAAGCACCCTTAAAATAGGTACGGGCGATACGTACATGGAATACACTAGTACAGGTCTAGTAGTTAAAGGAGATATTACAGGCTCTTCTGGTACTTTCTCAGATAATGTGTCTGGCGCGACAATAACAGGCGGAACAATAACAGGTGGGACAATAACAGGCGGAATAGTACAAACATCTGCCAGTACAGAAATACCTAGAGTAGTTTTAAATGGTACGGCAGCTCTTCCATTTTGGTTTGGTACAGGTAATGTAAATACTACAAATGGTAAGTTCTATGGTAACAATGCTGGCAATATTTTTGCTAAAGGACTAACTATTGATGGTGACAGTAGTTTTAGTGGAACATTAAGTGGAGCTAACATATCAGGAACTACAGGAACGTTCTCAAGTAGAGTAGCAGTTAATTCAACAAATGGTTATTTGATTGACATAAGACCAGATTCTTATATGGGCTTTAGTCTTTGGTACGGTTTAGCTACTCATTCTGCATCACAAAGAAGTGTTGCCAATACTCTTTTCGGTGTTACTAATGCTGGTACAGTTTACGCTAAGAATATACAAATTAGTGGTACCAGTACTTTTAGTGGAGCATTAAGTGGGGCTACTGGTTCATTCAGTGGAACATTAAGTGCTTCTACTATAACTGGATCAAACATAACAGGTGGGATAATACAAACCGCAGGCAGTACTCAGATACCTAGAGTAGTTTTAAATGGTACGGCAGCTCTTCCATTTTGGTTTGGTACAGGTAATGTAAGTACTACAAATGGTAGGTTCTACGGTAACAGTGCTGGCAATATTTTTGCTAAAGGACTAACTATTGATGGTACCAGCAGTTTTAGTGGAACATTAAGTGGAGCTGACATAACAGGCACTACAGGAACGTTTTCAAGTAGAGTAGCAGTTAGTTCAACAAATAGTTATTTGTTTGACATAAGAACAACCTCCTACAGAGGTTTTAATCTTTGGTACGGATTAGCTGCTGATTCTGCTCAAAGAACCATTGCTACTACTCTTTTCGGTGTTAATAATGCTGGTACAGTTTACGCTAAGAATATACAAATTAGTGGTACCAGTACTTTTAGTGGAGCATTAAGTGGAGCTAGTGGTTCATTTAGTGGAACATTAAGTGGAGCTGACATAACAGGTGCTAGCGGTGCTTTCTCTGGCACGTTGTCGATAGGTAACAGATACAACGTAAATACAAACGGTGATACAACGTATTACCTAGGCAGTAGTGCAGTTGGTGCTTCAGGCCGACTTACTATTGGTGAAACTGGATTTGATTTTCGCGACGGTACTGGAGTTTCACGTTTAAATATCTTACCTACGAGTGGGAGACTTGCTATTGTACCGATAAATGGGCTTCCTCAGGCAATATCTATTGGTGGTGGTGGTGGAAACGGGGCAGGGCAGGGGGTTAGTGCGTATGGAACAACAAACGCTTTTTACTCCCGTGGAGGTGGTTACGGCCCCTTCACTGGTACTCACGATGCATTAATACTAAATGATACAACTATTGAGCCAGGCGATATCGTCTTTGATAGCTCGTTTATCGCATCATCAAGCGTCTCTGATACAATCACTGAAATAGCTCCCACGATAACAGCCAATACTAAAAGTGTAGTCGGTATATTTGTTAGCGCATCTAATACCGATGTTGGTGACTTACCTGCGGCCATGACTGAATCACTTGGATATGAGGATACTCACCAACGTGCAGTAATAAACTCAGTAGGTGAAGGAATGCTAAATGTGTGTGGTCAAGGAGGGAACATAGAAGCCGGTGATTTAATTACTAGTTCAAATTTACAAGGAAAAGGCATGAAGCAGGCCGACAACCTAGTTCGAAACTATACGGTTGCAAAAGCTAGACAAGACGTGACTTTTGATAGTCCGTCTGAAATAAAACAAATCGCCGTAATATATATGTGCGGATAAGAGGTAAAAATGGCAACTAATTTTGTAAACATAGCAAGTATAACCATTAACAGTGGCAGCACCGCCGCCACTGTTAATGGTTCCGAGGATCTCTCCCTATTTAGGGAGGGGGATCTTATATTTACTGAGAGTAATCTACCGCTTATAATAGCTAGTATTTCTAATCAGAACATAACGCTTAGAGAAGCAGCAGAGTTTACTTTGGCACCGGGTACTGCTACCATAGTATCAGGACAAGTAAGACTAGCCGAAGCTTTAAACATAATCGAAGAGAATAACCAAACCTGGTCTAACCACTTTGGTCGTTTTATCACTTGGCTCAGCACAGACGCAGTGACTTCTGAAATGCTAGATGCATCGGGAACACCTAGAGACGTATCTACTCCCTTTGCCTTGGAGGCTTTAATAGTTGCAGCAGGCACTGCTGCAACCGATCTAAATGCTCTAGAAACTAGAGTCAATACGGCCGAGGCAGATCTAGGCACAATAGAAACGACATTATTATCCCTAGTTTTACAGGCTACAAACGCTAAAACAGCAGCAGAAACTGCAGAGACTGGAGCAGAAGCAGCTAGGACTGGTGCAGAAACTGCAGAGACTGGAGCAGAAGCTGCGCAGGGCTTAGCAGAAACTGCACAGGGTTTAGCAGAAACTGCTAGGACTGGAGCACAAACTGCACAGACGGGTGTATCGGACGCACAAACAGCAGCAGAAACTGCACAGGGTTTAGCAGAAACTGCTAGAACCGATGCACAGACAGCTAAAACTGCAGCAGAAACTGCACAGGGCTTAGCAGAAGCTGCTAGAAATGAAGCACAAACAGCTAAAACCGCATCAGAAACTGCAGAGACTGGAGCACAAACTGCACAAGGTTTAGCAGAAACTGCAGAGACTGCAGCACAGACAGCACAGGGCTTAGCAGAAATCGCTAGAACTGAAGCACAGACAGCTAAAACAGCAGCAGAAACTGCAGAGACTGGAGCAGAAGCTGCACAAACAGCAGCAGAAACTGCACAGGGTTTAGCAGAAACTGCTAGAACCGATGCACAGACAGCTAAAACTGCAGCAGAAACTGCACAGGGCTTAGCAGAAACTGCTAGAACCGATGCACAGACAGCTAAAACAGCAGCAGAAACTGCACAGGCTGGAGCAGAAGCTACAGAGATTGCGGCACAAACAGCTAAAACTGACGCAGAAACAGCAGAGACTGGAGCTCAGACCGCACAAGGTTTGGCTGAAGCAGCTAAAACAGCAGCAGAAACTGCACAAACAGCAGCAGAAACTGCACAAGGTTTAGCAGAAACAGCAGAGACTGGAGCAGAAACAGCTAAAACAGCAGCAGAAACTGCACAGGGTTTAGCAGAAACTGCTAGGACTGGGGCACAGACAGCGCAAGGTTTAGCCGAGACGGCTAACATTTCAGCAGAAACAGCTGAAACTGGAGCAGAAACTGCTAGAGATTTAGCAGAGGATTGGGCAGATAAAAGTACTGAAGTAATTGCAGGTAGATTTTCTGCTAAATATTGGTCAGAGCAAGCCGAGCTAGTAGCTGGGACAGAGAATTATGTTCTCACCACAAGAACAATCAACAACCAAGACTTATCAACTAATATAACTTTAGACGCTACAGACGTAGGGTTAGAAAATGTAGATAACACCTCTGATGCTGACAAGCCCATATCTACGGCTACTCAAACCGCTTTAGATAGTAAAATAGACGATACACTGATTAATGCTGCTAATGGGCTGGCTCCTCTAGGGGCAGACAGTAAAATTCCTGTAATAAACCTTCCTGATTCTTTTTTAGGGGCATTAGTATACTCAGGTGTGTGGGATGCGGAAACTAATACTCCGGATTTAACTACTATTGCTGCACAGGGTATTTATTACAAAGTATCTACAGCAGGAACTACCGATCTTTCTGGTATTTTAGATTGGAACGTAGGAGACTGGGTTGTTTCTAACGGCACTACTTGGGATAAAATAGACAATACAGATGCTATTATTTCGGTAGCTGGTAAGACAGGTGTAGTTACTTTATCTAAAGCAGATGTGGGCTTAAGTAACGTAAATAATACATCAGATACAAATAAGCCTATATCTACTCTAACTCAAGCTGCTTTAAATAATAAAGTAGATGATACGCAAGTTTTGACTAACGTACCTACTGGGGCAGTATTTACAGATACAACTTACTCGGTAGGAGATGGAGGATTATCTGAAATAAGTTTTACTAGTGCAGATAATACTAAACTTGACAATATAGCAGCAGGAGCTGAAGTTAATGTTGTAGACTCTGTAGCAGGTAAAACGGGAGTTGTATCTCTTGTTAAATCAGACGTTGGGTTAAGCAACGTTGATAACTCGTCAGATGCAAACAAGCCTGTAAGTACTGCACAACAAACAGCTCTTGATTTAAAAGCTAATACAACTACTGTAAACACTAACACTAGCAACATAGCAACTAACACCGCAGGTATAGAACTCGCCAAAACAATAATGTCTAAAGCAGACTTCTTCGCACTTTCTGAGAAACGTATTAGAGATAATGCTGGCTCAGGTTTTGCTGAGTGGGGTAAAAATCAAAGCAATATTGACCAAGTGAATGAGGGTATATCAATAGGTGGGAGCGATATACTTCGGATTGGGAGGTTCATAGGCTCGTCTAACTTGAGTGGTATGTCCAGAACTGGAGAAGCTATTGCTTCTGTTAATGGGGTTAATCACTCGTTAGCGTATATTAATTCCAGTAACACTGTGGCAGCCGTACTAGAGTTCCCACTTGCCCCAGACGGTACTAAAACATACGACAGTGCTACAGGTGCAGTAGTAACTCATGCTACGAGTAATGAAGCATTTGAGGGTGTTGTTATTAATGGTGACTTTAGGGATGGTACTACTGGTTGGAGTGTTGCAAGCAATGGTGATGCGAGTGTAACTAATGGCGTATTAACTGTTACAAATGGCGCAGCAAATGCAAGCTACGTCTATGCACAAATCACTACTGAAATAGGGAAGACATACAGGGTAGAGGTGGCGAAAGCTGGAGGTTCTGCAACAATTTCAAGGATATATATAGGCTCAAGTATTGGAACTTCGGGGGATTTAGCCCCCACCGCTCTACCCAATAACCAACTAACTGTTGTTGAATTTACATCCACAACCGCCGTGCAGTACATTACCCTAGACACCACAAGTGGAACTTTAGAAGCTACAGCGATATACAACTCTATATCAGTAATGCCAGCAACAGAATCAGTCATAACTACTCGTCAGGACTTTGTATTCCTTGAATCATTCCATGAAGCTATATCTGACAAAGACGTAGTCTACCCCCTAGGTAATGTTCAGTACGGTGCTACTACGTGGGAAGGAATTTCTCTCAGTACTTCACTAGTTGCACAGGGTTATTCAGCATTCGGTGAGTGGGATACAACGACTACAGGTCATGGTGTTACGTGGTCTACATTGAGTGCCGCAGATAAAGTCAAGTTCTTACAAGACCCTGAGAATAACATCTATAACGATGATGGTGAGTTAATACAAGTTCGTTATCGTATGCGTGTTGTTGAGGGACTGGGTGATGATTGGTTGTTTGACCAATTTCTAAATTTCGATAGTAACCTCAATCTCAATACATCAGTATTACCTAGAGGAATTAAAACGGACAATGTTGACTCCAATCGTGCCAACAGTAATGATTGGAATCATATGTATGCCAGTACAACAGGAAGTTACGCTGTTGAGTTGTACGATGGTATAAAAGGTGATGCTGGAATCTTTGGTGTTCGTTATGCTTCTCAGGCAAGTTTATTTGCACACAACGGACTATGCTTCGCCATTCCAATAGCACTGGTACAGAGATTGAACCAAGGTGCTTATCATCCTGTTTATAATCCTGAGGGAACTGCCAATTATCATATTAGCGGAGTAAGTATATACGAGTGGTATAATCTACCTACACCTATGACCTCACTTGCCGATTGCATGTCTTACAATGTTGGTACAGAAGGTAGCATTTCTGGTGGTGCTACCTTCGCAGGCAGACCCACTAACGACCCATTCCTATACTACGATGCAATCTACGCAGGACAAGTACAGGATTTACGTACATCAAGTAACAGACAAACTACTAATGAATTACTCAATGAGTACAGCAGGAAAGGTATAGCAGGGACTATTCGTGGGAAGGAGAGTGTTCCTTTTACTTTCTTCCCTTTCTCTAGTCACGGAGCAGGAAATGTATCATCTGGGACTTTGAATTTAGATGTTGCCCACAATGGTACGATTGCCTTAGGAGATATAGGGGCAAGTTTTGGTAATGGTACTTGGTATCCCATTAAAGTTGTAGGTGTGGACTCCTCAGCAACAAGAGTTGTTGTGGAGGCGTTAGATGGAGGTGTCATCTTCCGTACAGGCGGTGATGATACATTTATGATTTCAGCCTCTAAGTACAGAACACCACAATACGAGACACTCCCTTGGCAGGACATAATCGGAGACCCAACTAACATAGCTGCTACGTTCCCTGATGGTGTTTATGGTCAGTGGATTCCTGTTATACCTGATAGCACTAGCAAGGTATTTGAAGCGAATAAAAAGAACCTCTTGTCTGGAACAGTAAAGCAATTCTTCACCAATGATGACGGAGCCACTTGGCTTACAAACGCTCCTGCTTTTGATAATATTATCAATGGGAGAGATGTCCCATATCCCCTAGGGCAAGTTACTTTATGGACTTACCCAACACCCGCTAACCCATATGTACTGGCTAATAATGCTGTAGTGATTGGTGAGCTTGGTGATGTGTTTGCTAGTAACTACTTCGGAGACCCTTATGGTGCAAGCCTTAATAACGCACTCCTAGGTAAAGTCGCCATAGGAACCACTGCACCCACATTACTGTATGGCAACAAGTTACGTAATTACGTACTAGTGAACGGGTATTTAGATGGCTACAGTCTCTACCCAACAGAGCATGAAGGTATACCTATTGGCATGGGGAATGCTGGAGCGACTGCACCAACAGTAAAAACCTTCCCGTACATCACATCTGAGAACTCACAGTATTATTTGCAGTGGGTTTATAAAGAGATGATTTGGGATACTGCGTTGGATAATAGCGCAGAGTTTAATATTAAGTCGGAGACTAATACAGTGTGGGTTGTAGGGGATTACTACCACATTACGGACGGGCCATTCCGAGGTCACTGGTATTGCGTTTATGACCCCAACACCGCACTAACTAACGCAATATTTTCAGAAGTAAATGGAAACTTAATAGGTTCAAATGGGTTTGTCTACTTTAAACGTTGGGACGGTAACGGCTTCGGTGATGACAACAAGTTCAACATCGTAAGCGGTGAATCAACAGTATTGGACGACAACGGTAACGCAGTACTAATAGGTCAGAAACGAGTGGCACTACCATTCTTCACAGGAAAATCATAATGATTGAATATAATACACTACTAGAAGTCCCCGTAGAAATACGGGAGTTTTACGAAGAAGTTACTGTTAGTGAGCGAACGGGTGAGCAAGTATCTGAAACATTTACTTATACTGATGAAGAGGGGGTAGAGCAATCTGGTTCACGTCTAGTAAGCGAGTATGCAGACGTTCTTTATATTAAAGAGTTACCTACTCCTGAGACTAAATCTAAGGCTGATTTAGAGCGTGTAATCTCATTATCTAAACCATCACGTGTAATTGACGCTTTTGTAGCTATGGTAGCCGCAGGAGAACAGCTAGAGTGGTTTAATGAATATAAAGATTATCTTGTTGCTGTTCAAGAACGATTAGAGTTAATAGCTAATTATGTTCCTGAGTTGGATGAAGATGGTGTTGAAATTCCTTTGGAAGAACCTGATGAGTTAGTAGCTCCTACTAGACCTGTTATACAAGACCTAGTAGCTATGAAAGCTAAAAGAGATAACGCAGCAGCACTTGCATCGTTTAAGTCTAGTAGACAAGTTCTAATAGACAACGCTGTCGTTGATGCTAATGGGTTTCAGTTTGATGCTGATGAAATATCAATCGGACGTATGGCAAGTGCAATACTAGCAGCCATTGCAGAAGAAGATACTTTTTCAATGTCGTGGTCTTTAGCAGATACAAGCACAGGTGTTATGACAGATGTAACACTAGCCGATGTAAAACTAGCACATCAACTAGCCGTATTGAATATGGCTGCAGTGTGGGGCGTTGTGTAAACAATAACTCCAAACAGCAAAAAGCCGAGCTATATGCTCGGCTTTTTTATTTATGATTCCATGCTGGCTTCAATAAACTCTTTTAACCCTTGTACCGTTTCTACTTTAGCAGTAGTACATAGATTTAACAACGCTGACTCCATATGTTTAATCCTAGTTTCATATGAGGCTATCATATCAAAATATATACCCTTTAATCGTAACTCTTCATTAACTTGTGCTTCCAAAACCGCCCTCTCCTCTTTCTGTCTCATCTAGTGTAGTTACAATGTTTATTGGTAACGTTACTACTGGGACTACTATCATTTGAAATAACCTGTCGTATTTATACAACATAGCCGTACTTGTGCCTGTATTTTTTACGTTGAGCATAATTTCTCCGCGATAATCTGAATCTATCCAACCCATCGTGTTAGCTAGACCTAGCCCTAATTTTCCGGTACTAGATCTGGGAGAAATTATTCCAGCGTATCCTAAAGGTATGGCAACCTTTACTCCCGTACCTATCATACGAGATGTCCCTGGTGTTATTGAAGCGTCATAAGATAAATATAAATCATATCCCGCCGACCCCAGAGTCCCTATTGTAGGGGTAAGTTTTTCTTCATTAACTACGATATTTAGCACAAAATGTCTCCATAGTTTTTATATTTTTAAGGCAAGGAAACGCTATAGCGTCCTCACAGAAAGAAACAAGATCTATAAGTTTATAGTTTTTAAGTATTAAGTCTGCGCTTGCATTTATATTCTGTATAAACTTTTGAGATCCCTCTAAAGGAATCTGATCGTGTATATCGAAAGCAGAACCATATTCTCTAACTAGATTATAAGCTCTTTTTATGCCCACACCTTCTACTCCAGGAATGCTGTCTCCAGTATCTCCTTGTAGCACTTTTATACTTAGGAATTGTTCTGCGGAATCACATGAATGATCGTCGTAGAAACACTCGTTAATATATTCTTTTCTAGTAATGAAAGAGAAACGACTAACATTATCTGCTAATAATAAATCCCAATCCGCGTCAGAACTTATTAACCACGTATGCTCAAAGCTGCTGCTTAATTCTCTAACTAAATAAGCGGCCAAATCATCTGCTTCTACGTACTCTAACCTAATCAGAGAATATTTAGTAGCGGCCAACTCTAGGGCTTTTTCATATCCCTCAAAGAATAATTTTACTTGTTCTTTTTCTTCTTCTGTTTGAGTAACGTATTTTGCTTTCCTACCTTCTTTATACCCAGGATCAATATTTTTCCTATACTTTGAGTACTTCAGATCTGCCGTTAAAATAACTTCTCTAGCCCCATAAGAGCTTGCAAAGGAATCTATAGTTTTAAGAAAATCTACTGCAAAATCTGTAGAACCTCGCTGTTTAAATCTAAACGCAAAGTTCATACAATCTATTATAAGTAAATTCTCCAAAGGCACAGAGTTTACTACTTGATCTAACTCTAGTATACTTTTCATTTTATTATTAACTCACTTATATCTTTTTTAGCCAACCACTCAGTAAATAGGTAAATAGATCCTGAGATCTCAGTATCCCCTAAACTTGATTGAAGTTGCATAAAATTAAGGTCTGGCAGGCTCTCTTCTATTAAGATTAAAGGCTTACCTCTATCTTTCTTAAAAACTAACGCAGGGATTCTGTTCATTTGTTTTGCTTCTCTAACACATTGATCCCACCAACCATATATATTGTTGGACTTAGCAGATAGTAAGTTTTCTTGGATAACTGTGTCTTTAAAAGACTTTAACTCGAAACAATGGTAGTAGTGGTTAGTTAAACAATATAAGTCTCCTTTCATACTACCACCACCGGATAGGGGAACTCTGTCCCATTTTACTCCTGTTTTCTCTGTTAAGAGGTCTCTTATAGCGTACTCAAAACGCGAACCTTTTTGGCTTTGAGCACTACTCATCTAATTTTAACCTTGATATTTTATTCTCCTTAATGACGTTCAGTCTAGAAGCAAGCGGGTGAGTATACCCATGACTTACTACTATTGTATTTAAATTTTCTTCGCTTAAAAGCAAATTAATCAATGTATCTTTACTTTCTGGGTCTAGTACGGCGACCACTTCATCTAAGAATAATAAATTTATATCAATTTTAGATATAGAAGTCAACATCTTTCTTACGGCCAACAATGTTGCGGTATTTACTTTGTTAAACTCTCCGCTCGATATAGACTTAATATCCATATCAACGCTATCAGATCTTAGATTAATTTGAAGCTTGGTCTCGTCCATTACGAACTTAAGAGTAAACTCCCCATCAGAAAGAACTTGTAAATATTCATTAATGAGTTCTTCGAATACTTTTACTAAAGATTCGATTTTATAAGCTATAAGACCTTTACTGCCCATAGAAGCTACTAACGTCTCGAGTCTGGCACATAACACGCTAGACTCCATAAGTTTTGTACTCTCTATTTTAAGTTTGGCCTGGTTATCTTTTAATTGAGCTTGTTTAATCTCTACTAAGTTGTTTGTGCGTATAGCAGCATCCCTTAAATCTATGCTATCTTGCATTTTAGAGTTTAGGTCTGCAATCTCAGCAGTTACTACTTTAATTTCTGCAACTAAAGTATCAGCAATAAGATATTCCGCAGAAACCGTAGGATCGTACCTACCACGCAACACTGCTAGTTCTTTGGTATAAGTTTCGTACTTATCTATTAAACTGTTGTGTGTTGTAGCTATTTTTATATAATCTTTTAACTTTTTCTCTTCTATGCTGTTAGAAACTAATTCGGCTTCTATATCTGCTATGCGTTGTAAAGTATCGGATATGTCCACTGGTTGTTTGCATGTAGGGCAAGTATCTTTAGCTAATTCTAACTTATATAGTTCAGAATGTAGTGCTGCGCTGATTCTACCATGTCCTTGGTATTGTATCTCTTCTCTAGAAATATGCGTAAGTTTTGTACTTATAGGTTCTACTACAAGATCCAAAGCGTCTAACTCTGCTTTCGCTTTATTGTTAGACTCTATGGCTTTATTCCTAGTTTTTATGTCAGCTAGTTCTGCTTTCTTTGTAGCCTGTAGGGTATACAACGCCTCTGTATTAATATCTTCTAGTTCAGGAACTTCTACCACAGTAGGTATAGTGCCTTGAGATTTTATAATAGAGTTTATAGTATTGACTGAGCTTTCCGCCCCAATCAACAGAGTTTTGTTAGCTTTTAGATTATCTTTAAGAATCAATTCTTTAGCAACATATTTTTCCAGCCCTAATAGTGATATTAGAAACTTTTTTCTAGTACTATCTGTAGCACTTATAAAATCTAAACTACTAACCATAGATTGATATACTATCTTAGTAAAAGTCATGAAGTCCACCCCAAAGATTTCTTCC